CTCCGCCTCGGGGGCGAGGCCCGCCGCGCCGCCCGGAATCCGGGCCGATCGGCGGATTGTAGCTGACGCTAGCTTAGATTACGGTTCGGTTACGGTTTCGCCGTTTGGCCGTTATCATCCGGTTATATGACGGTAGCGTCAGTCTTCCTAGCTCCGATGGACTGGAGCTCCCTGCGAGGATCGGAATGCAATGTACAGAACAGAACCTGTGAGTACGCGCAACCGGGATCTCATCTGCTGGACTGACGTTCTCTACGCCTTCATCGGCTCCCTCGTCCTCGTGCTCCTGGTGGTCGCCGGAGCAGCGATCGGAGCAGGCGGATCAGCCACGAACAACGGCGTTTTCTCTTACGCCGTAGCACCGCAGGCCCAAACGTCCAATGCCTACGCCGTGACGGACATCACCTCGGCCATCGCCAAGATCACCGTGACCCCGCATATCTACCACGTGCGGCCGGGCGATACCCTGACCAAGATCTCGATCCGCTTCTACAAGAGGGCCGACGCATGGACCGTCATCTACTGGGCGAACCACCGGACGATCCACAACCCGGATGTGATCGAGGTGGGATGGAACCTAACAATCCCGCCCCTGCCGAAGAAGATCCCCGCCCCGCCCCGCATGATTGTTCGGGCTGTTGTCCTCTCCACGACGAAGTCCGCCGTGCATTCGAGTGGGACCTCTGGCGCAACTTCGTCCGCAACCTACCACGGTAGCGGAGCAATGCAGCAGTGCATCATCGCCCGGGAGTCGGGTGGCAACCCGAACATCTGGAACGCGACGGGGCACTGGGGCCTCTACCAGTTCAGCTACAGCACCTGGGTCGCCCACGGCGGAATCCCGGCTGACTTCGGCCACGCCGGAATCGCCGAGCAGAACCAGATATTCTTCAACACCGTCGCCGCCGACGGGTACTCCGACTGGGCACCGTACGATGGCTGCTGAGAATGGAACTCTGCTGCGCCATATGCCTGTTCACCGTCGAGGGAGAAGCCGCGGAAGCCGAGACCGTGATCAACGGACAGGCGGTATGCCTCGAGCACGCCAGCTACGTCCAGGGCGGCGAATTCTCCCAGGCGATCGCAGCGGTAAAGAGCGAGCGTCCTTGATGTTCCTTCGGCAGCTCGCGCGCCAAGGCATTCTTCAGATCGGTATGGCCGCACTCGCTACGCTGATCGCTGGGATCATCGTCGCCATCGTCATGTAATGCAACACCAAAGCAGGAGGCAACTGTGGAGCGTGTCGGGCCGAAGCTGTACAACTGGGCATCGATCCTCGAGGGAAACACCCGCGGCCAGGCAATGATCGCCTCGGAAATGCCCTTCGTCTGGCCGCACGCGGCGATCATGCCGGACGCGCATCTCGGTAAGGGGGCGTGTGTCGGGCTCGTCTACCCGACGCTTGGCGCCATCGTGCCGGCAACGGTTGGAGTAGACATTGGCTGCGGTATGGTCGCCCACCGTACCTCGCTCCATGCCGAAGAGCTGGAGTCTACCGAGAAACGACAGCTGTTTCGGGAAATGATCGAGCGAGCGATCCCTCTGTCCGCTGGTAACTACAACCACAAGCTGTGGAGCCGCGCGACAGAACGACGTGTCAATGAGCTGGAGGCAATGCCGGGCGCGGCCGAGGCATCCATGGTCTCTGACTGGTCAATGCAGCTGGGTAGTCTTGGCTCCGGAAACCACTTCATCGAGGTGAGCGTTGACGAGGAAGGCATGGTATGGCTCTTCCTCCATTCCGGTTCGCGCGGGGTCGGGAACAAGATTGCACAGAAGCATATCGAGGCGGCCAAGACATTCTGCGACAAGTACTGGATTCAGCTTCCTGATCCGGACCTGGCTTACCTGGTCGAGGGAACGCCTGAGTTCGACGCCTATCTTCGGGACCTCCAGTGGGCCCAGCACTTCGCGCTCCTCAATCGTGAGGAGATGGTCTACCGAGTTGCTGAGTGCCTGTCACATGTGATGGGAAGACAATGGTACGTGACCGAGCGGGTCAACTGCCACCACAACTACACCGAGGTGATGCCCGGCCCGCTGATCGGTCGGTTCAAGTACCCCAAGGGGAAGCACGGCCACATCTGGCTCAGCCGCAAGGGAGCGATTGACGCGACCGAAGGCAAGCCCGGACTGATCCCTGGCTCGATGGGTGCCGCCTCCTATGTAGTCACCGGGCGCGGCGACCCGATGTCCCTCTATAGCTCCCCACACGGGGCGGGCCGCGCCTACTCGCGCGGGGAAGCCCGGCGCACCTTCACCATGGAGGACCTCGAGGCCCGGATGACCGCGCAGAATATCGAATGGCGTCACACCGACGCCTTCCTGGACGAGCACCCAAGCGCCTACAAGGACATCGACATCGTGATGGCCGACGCTCGCAGTCTCGTCGAGGTCCAGCACACCCTCCACCAGATTATCAACGTGAAGGGTGACTGATGGACGCAAAGGAACTCCTTCGCAAGAAAATGGAAGACCAGATCAAAAGCGACCCGCGCGGATTCATGAACGATCACGTGGATCTAGCCCAGGCCCTCAACCGAGCGATGATGCTGTTCGATGCATCGAAAGTCCTCGGCCACCTGTTCTACCAGGACGAGTCAGAACGCCTTCACGAGATCGGCCGCAAGGTCCTGACAGACATCGGCCTCGAGGAAAAGCACATCGAAGCATTGCTCGAAGCCACAACGACAATCCCGGCATTGCTCGAGACCACAACGACAATCCCGTGGCATAAGGAATGAGGATCGAGATCTCGTTCCATGCCGAAAGTCCCGAGGAGGACGGGGCCATGGCGGAACTCGTCGGCAAGCGTCTGTGCATCGCAAAGGTCGAGAAGTTTAGCATGACGTCCGCCGTTGATCTGATCGATGGCGAGAATGAAGGCGAGAAGTTCCTCGGCAACGTCAGTCACGTCAAGCTGTCCGCAGACGCCCCATCGGACGGTGTTCTGTGGTCCTTATGAACTGGTCATCTCGGTACGACTGGATGAAGAAGTACTGGCCGGCCTGCGACCAGTTCGTCTCCTGGTGGGATGGCGAGTACGAGGGAAACTGCGAACTCCGAAAGGACCATCCGCCAGACATCCACTTCGACGGCATGTCCTGGTTCGATGAATGGAACGAGGAGATCAGCCTCAGTGAGAAGGACCAGGAGTACATCACCTGTGTTTACGGGGCACCATGCTAAGGTGTTCAAGATGGATGACATCGACAACTGGCGAGAGCCATGGCGTCTTGAATGCACCTGCGGCGAATGGCAGCAAGGGGATCGATGGAGGCCAGTCTTTGACTGGGCCTTCAATCATGTAAGGACGGGCGGGAAATGGCACATATAATCAACCCGACCCAGGGGCCGCATGATTTGTTCTGGGGATCGCACGGATGTAAGCTGGACACGATCCACACCCCGGGCCTCGGATGCGAATGTGACTGCTGCAAGTGCTATCCCGAGGGCGAAAGCGGTCCGTGCAAACAAAGGTGCGTGGCCAAGTGGCCCTTCTACGGGGCAGGGACGCACTTCTACGGATATGACGCCGAGACTCTCGCCCTCGTGATGGATTACAGTTAGCTCCAGGTAATCGTAAAGTTCTTGACGCCGGGCGGGACGGCCACCGTGATGGACTTGGGCGTAGCCGGCGGGGTCACCGGGGTCGGAGCCGCCGCGAACGGCCACTGGCCGAAGTCCGCAGACTTCCCCTCGTGGATGTTGAAGTCGGAATCGGCGATCGGCGACTTCTGTGTCGTCTGCAGGAGGTTGATCCGGGCGTCCACGTTGCCGCCCGACCAGGCCACCGTCTGCCAGGCGAGCGTCACGAGGCCCGCGTCGAGGAGCCGCTTCACGGCCCAGTACCCGCCGTACACGCCCGCCCGGTAGCCCGCGCGGAGCCGGTCGATGGTGGCAAAGTAGTCACCGATAGGTCCCAGCTTTGCCCGCGCGTTCGCCGGGATGTTCGGCAGGGATGGCGCGTAGTCCGGGATGTCATAGTCCACGGCGAAGTACACGCCGGTGGTTACCGGAGCCTTGAGAGCGGCCATCTGCTGGATGGCTAGCTGGGCATCCTTCTCACCCTGGTCGACGCCCAAGGCTGCCGCGCTCGCGATGTACTCGAAGCAGACGCCGATCGATAGGCCGCCGGCCAGGTAGAGGGCCGCCTCGGGCGGGGTCAGATTCTTGCCGGTGTTCGGATAGGCACCCACCCCATCCCAGCCGATGTACCGCATGACGGTCGTTACCCCGGCCGCCTTGAGTGAGGCGACGGACGGACGCGCGAGCGAGAAGTCGATGATGGTCATTCATTGCCCCTTTGCTTTTGGAAAATGAGGAGGGCGCGCCAGATAATGATTACCGGGACGAGCCAGATGGATGCCACTTGGAACCACCCGAAGAAGTACGTGGCGATGTTAACCTGGAACATCTTGTGAACGAAACTAGGTAGGAGTGCCGAGGCGACGCAGAGGTCGAGGCAGATGATGTTCCATCCCCACTCGTCCTTCTCCCAAGCCCAGATCGTTCGGATGACAAGGGGGAATAGGAACGGGACCAGGAAAGCAGCGTTCACTCCCCAGTTGAGAAGATCAAGGATGATATGTCCCTGAGTCACCTTGTTCCCTTACCCTTCGGACGAGAGAGTCTAGATGTTCACTTACGTGATTCTCTCTCACCATTTGTCGTAGTGGACGGATAGTCTCATGCTCGTCCTGCTCGAGCTTTTTCTTTGCGTCGATGAGCCTTCTCTGCGCATCTTCTTTATGCGCCTGGATCCCACTAAGATCAAGATACACCCGCTTCCCCCTCCATGGCCACCATCTCATTACGGAGCGATCTCCTTACGAAGACTGGTGACGATATCTTTGGCGATGGCGGCGGCCAGAACTCCAGCATCCGCTCTTTGCCGCTCGACATCGGCACGCTGCCTCTCCAGGTTAGCGATGGTCTTCCATTCATCCCGCTCTTTCCTTATCTCGCTGGTATTGCCCCTCTCTTCTTCTACCCGGCTTCTCGGTACGATATACCCAGCAATGAAAAGGGCAAGCATAACGAGACCGACAGCGCCTCCGGAGCCACCAAGGATGGCGAGTACATCTCCGATTGCCATTCATACCCTCTGCAGTTGTCGATCGGTTTTCTTAAGCCCTATGTGTTGTTGACGAGGTTGAGGGTAGAGCCTGACTGGACAGTCGTCCCTGTTCCGTTGCTCGTGTTCTCAGCCCATTGATACTGGAAGTTACCGGCCGTCGCACCAACGACCAATGTCCCCCAGACCCGAACAGGGAAGGGGTTGCCCGTCCCATTACAGAATGTAATCTGAGCGGCGCTCGCATTCGTGAACTGCCCCATAGTCAATGCGATAGGATTAGCGATTGCGAGCTGGGCTGCGATGAAGGTTGCCCCTGCAGGAATTGTGAAGAAATACTTGAGGTCGCCAGTACCCGGCCCCGCGCCATTGTACCAGACTTCGAGATCGAATGAGTACGAATTGTTCGCGGCGACAGGAACGACCAACTGGGTGTCGTTCGTTAGCGTGGTGCTCGATGTGATCGTCTGGTTTGCAGTTTTTCTCGCATAGAGCCCGGTCAGGGCGTTGATTTGCGAGGCAAAGATCCTGCCGCCTGCGTTAGCCGTCATCGGAAACCTCCCTTACATAATCGCATAGATCGGAGGGAACCAGAGACGTACATCTTCTCCGGAGTTATGGGCCTTGACCACGCCGTTGACAGCACGAGCAGAGATCGTGAATGTCTGCGGGCTCGTAGCACTGGTGATATTCGACACGGTCATGCGCTCGCCACCGATGTTAATGTCGAAGGGGAAGTCACCGGCGGACAGGGTCCATACTGGCTTGGTTGTGTCGGTTGTCGTCACCTGGAATGAGGTGGCGCCAGACGTGATGCCCGCCGTCAGGGTGGACCCGTCGGTATCCGCCCGGCCATAGATCAGGTCATCGTAGATGCCGGTGTTGTAGACTGACGCCGGAGCACCATTGATAGAGATCCACCAGTAGAAGACGCCGAGATCCTCTTCCATTCCTAGGACGATCTGGCCAACCGGGTCATAGATGACAGTATTGGGCAGGTTCGTTGCAGAGACCGAATCGCCGATGTCCATTAGTATGCAGTTAGATACCTGGGTGTCGATCGCGCTTCTAAGCAGGTTGATGGGGATCGCTGGCCAGCGAGCCTCGTTGACCGTCCCAAGATGGACGAGCCACCAGGCCACATCGGACAGCTGGCTGTCCAGGTAAAGATTGGCCGTTTCACTATCCGAGTAGTAGCCGACGACAGTAACGGACATCGATGATCCATCGTTCAGCGTTGCTCGGTACGTCGAGCCAGAGATGCGGTTATTTCCTCGCGTGACGGTCCAGTCATTATTCGTTGAGAAGTCATCGTATGTCGGCGACAAGCCGCTGCTCATCGATTCCCCGGCCCCACCGATCATCGCCTGGGAGTAGTCGAGGGTGGTAATCGGCGCCTGGTTCTCTATGCTCGCCAAGGTTCGATACACGAGAGAGAGGCTATCCCTCGACTCGAAGATCTGTCCCATATCGGCCGTCTCACACTCTTGGATTACGGTGGGGAAAGTGCCGATACTCTGGTAACCCATTGGTGCAGATACGCTCGGTGCACCGATAATGCGAACATCGAATCCGTTTTCCTTGCAGAGCCGGGCGAATCGGTTGCCCGCCGTCTCTCCGTTCCAGGCGTTGAACGGATTGAATGCGAATGTCAATGGAACATGCTGAGCCTGAACGTAGGCGTGACCGACGGACGACGAACTGAATATTCCGGATGGATTGAATGTGACACCATCGACAAAACCCAGGGTCCCGATGAGAAGGGCGCTGAGGATCTGGCCGTAACCGAATATATTAAGAGGCATAAACTCGGCCGAAAGGAAACAGTTCACTCCCTGGGGAAGCAGTGAGATGGACCACCAGAACGGATCGGTAATCGAAGCACCGGCAATAACACACGGCCCGGTATCACCCACAGCCACCCCGGTCGCCGAGTACGCGATCGCCTGGAATGATCCACCGCTATTGACCTGGAAGACCACATAAGCGATCCCCGCCCCCGACTGGGCGCAGTGGAAAAGACCAAGGACATTCGATCCCGATCCGGGGATGTCGGAGTTGGCTACCTGGGCGATGAACTGGACAGACCAGCCGCTGTTCGTGTTCGCATTCCACGGAGCCCCGGTATACGAGCGGACCGTTCCACTGTAGACCGCCCCATTAATGTTCGACAGTGGCTTCGAGGACGGGAAGTTACTGTTCGCGCCAAAGGAAGGGGCAACGCTAAAGGTCATCGGAAGCGTCCCGACGGCTGACCCAAAGCTCGTCGCTCCGGTGCTCTCCTCCTGCGGCCAGTACTCGACCGGCGAGGCCGCCCCGGTCTGTGTTGATATTGCACGGTACTGGGGCGAGGAAACGAGCTGCTGTCCCTGGCCCGTCAGACGGAGGAGGCCACCCGCCGTCGCGGCGACGGCCATGTCGCGGCCGGTCTTGTCCCAGGTAGGCGGCTGGGCCGACATCTGTCCGAAGTAACGGAAGTTGCGCGAGGAGATCTCGGCCGCTCCCGCAAGCGTCCATGTCCGACTGGCGGAATCCGTCCAGGTGGTATCCCCGGGATTCTTCGAAGAGAAGATCCCGTCAGCAACAACCGTGCTCGAGCTATTGTAGAGGCGCGCCTCATTCACACGCCCGTGCATGCTGCCGTAGGACCAGGCGTCCAGCGGGCTCGAGTAACCGACGTCAAGCTCGGTGACCGTTCCGCCGTCATTGTACAGTGACGTCGATGCACCGCTCGTGCCAGAGACGGAGGAGCCCAGCTGGGTGTAGGTGCCATCGATCGTCGCGGCGGTATAGAAGGCGGCCGTTCCGGTACTCGCGGTAAAGACGACGCGCAGGGAGAAATCCTTACGCGTGAATGGAAGGGGCATTGTCGACTGGGCCGAGAGCTTTGTCGCTGCCGTGCCCCCAGTGGTCCAGTAGAAGGTGACCGTTCCGTCGGCATTGAGCGTGAGCGCCCAGATCTCCTTCGAGCTCCCCCAGCGTCCGAAGAGGAACGCAGGCTGCCAGTCGGTCAGCCGAAGGGAGATGCGAGCTTCCAGGTTGCCGGTGATATTGAACGCTGCATTCGGCGAGGCAAAAGCATGCGCCTTATCCGTTCCATCCTGGTTCTCTAGCCGTAGGTAATTAGTGGGCGAAGAGGTAGAGAATCGAACAGGGGTGTTCCGGCCGAGCTGGCCGTAGTACGGGCCGATCGGGTTAAGCGGGCTGAACCGACCGTCTACATTCTTCCACTCCCAGGTCGCACTGCTCGGATTTGCTAGCTGTGACTCGTTCGGCTTTCCTCGGGTGACCCGAACCGAGGGTGCAGAAGCGCTCCTCTGGTATACATAGGAACTGACATCAGTCCATACATTTGCAAGTGAAAGGTCGCAGTAAAGACCCAGACCGCCAGAGGAGAACGGGATGCCATAGGTATCAAGGTATGAATTGGAGTAAAGATCACTATAGATAGGCATTGGCCGTATCAGCTCCAGTTACCGACGTTGGTCACAACATTGCTCCCAACCGGCCAGATCCGGAAGAACGAGTTGGCGCCAACCACCGCCGCCGCGGATGCAGTCAACTGGGTGATCTGCGGAATGATGGTTCCGCCCGCGTTGATGCGGAGAGTCCCCCGGATTCGTGCCTGGAAAGTCGTCGTGGTTCCCGCCGCCATCAGCGAGGTTGCCGCCGCCGAGGTCGAGACTAGCGTCTGCCAGGCGGCTAGGGTGCCCTGCGCGCCGGTGTTCGAGTCAGCGACGTACTTCAGCGAGGTGAACGTCGCCGTCCCGCCAAACCCGAACTGGACGGTGTGGCTCGAGGCCGAGAGGCCGGTGATATCGAACTCGCACTCGAACTCGTACGTCGTCGATGCAGCAACGGTAAGCGCACCGTTCGCCGTAGCGTTAAAGAGCTTCTGAGCCGACGTCGAGTTCGTGAGCGTGAAGGTACCAGAGAGGTTCGTGAACTGGACGGTGTTGACCACCTGGCGTGCGCTGGCCACCGCCGTCAGGTAGAATGCCGTCCCATCAAACTCAGCTGCTCCGGCCGCTGCCGCGGTAAGGTTCGTCCCTGACTGGAAGATCAGTGGTGCAACGGTGGCTGTGCCAACCACATGAGTGATGCTCCCGGAGAGCATCGTGAGATTACCTGCCTCCGTTATCTGGAGAGCGTTCGTGTAGGCACCGGCACCGTTGTAGTTGAACACGAGCAGCCGATGAGCCGGAGCGTCGGCCCGGTGGCTGAAGGCCCAGTAGTGACCACCCGGGTTCTGGTCCAGGGGGTAGGTGCCGTCAGCCAGGTTGAAATTGCTGTACTGGGCCCCATCGCCCGCCGCCGTGAAGGTCCCGTTCGCGTACGTCGATCCTGCAACCTGGACGAGCAGGGTATTGGACCCGGTGAGAAACGTCAGAACATTACCTATGAGCGTTAGGTCATCGGCCATATGATTGTGGTCGCCGGTATGCCCGACATCGCTCAGCGTATGGGTATCTGATGGTACGACCCAGCTAACCATCGCTTCTCCTGTTACTTGTGTCCGAATGCGGTCTGAACATTGCCATTCCCCTTCACCCGGACGAAGTTCCTGATCATCTCCAGCATGAACTTCTCGAACGAGGACTGACCCATCGAGCTAACGACCAGGTTGACATCCATAGCGCTACCATCCCAGCCGCCACCTTGGTTCGCGTAGCCGGGCGTCACGCCGTGGGGGTACACCTGGCTCCCGGCCGGGAGACGAACAAGCTCGGGGCCGAGCTCTCCAACCATTGTCAGGCCGCTTCGATGACCGCCGCTCGCGGCGTAAGGGATGCCACCAACGATGCCGCCCGTCGCGAACAACCCATTGAGCATCCCTGTGGCTAGCTGGGTTGCACCGATCGCCTGGACACCGACGTAAATTGTCTTGCCATGTAGCGAGTCGATCATCTGTTGCAATGTCTGGGTTACGGTATAGCCATTGGTGTTAACGCCAACCGTAACCTGAGAGCCATGCATCCCATCGATCTTCTTCTGCAGGCCATCAACGTACGTCGTCGCATCCTGCGAAGACATTCCGGTCTTGATGAGGTCATTGATCAGATTGACTCGTGCGTTGGTCGTGGCGACCGAGCTGTCACCCGTATTCGTAATTGCATCAGCAAGAGTCTGGACCGCCTTCGATGCACCAGAGGACTTGAGCAAAGCTGCATCAAACTGAATGTTCAGTTGGTTCTGGAGAACATTGGCCAAGGTCCCCGTCTTGACGGTTGCCTGTTCGATTATGCTGTTCAGGCCGTCCATGCTCGTGGCGTTCTGCTTCACCCAGGTATTTAGGCTCTGCAGGCTCACGGTGCCCGGACCAATGGCGTCATTGATCATGGCGACCAGAGTCGCCCGTGCCGCTTCATCGTTTTGCGCGAACGGGACCAACTGGCCAGCCAACGCACCGACCGCTGCAGTCATCTTGTTGGCCGGCATCTCTCCCTGCTCGAGAGCATCGATCACCTTCTGAGCATTACCGACCTGCTGGTAGAATGACTGGGAGAGCGTCAGCGAAGCCTGATTCAGGCCGCCCATAACCGCGCCCGCCGTCGTTGACTTGAGGGTGAGATCACCAAGGTGGTGCGTCAGCCCCTGGGCCTGAGCGGCGGTCAGTCCGAAGTTACTGGCTAGCGTCTCCTGGCCAAGGGCGAATGTATTGAATGAAGTCTCGCTGCCCGTCACTGTTTGCATCAGCGTGTCCTGGGCTTGGGTGATTTGCTGGATATTCTTCAGCATGTCCCCCATAAACTGCTCCGGACCAGAGAGCGCGTTCATGGCCGCCCCATACTGGCCCGTCCCGTTCGTGACGGCCTTGATTGCATCATTGTACGCCTGGGCTTGAATAATATTCTCTGCCATCTGCTGCTTACTGGTGGTCAGCATCTGGGCGGTTGTTATCCCTGCATTGGTCAATGCCTCAAGAGAGTTGGCGCTGGTGCCGAATACCTTATTGGCCTGGGCCAGGTTAGCGTTATAGATCGCCTGGTCACCCTGGACCTGCCTCAGAGCCGCCCCGTAGTCGGCCACATTGTTCATTGCAGTGTACGTGGCGTCCGAGTAGGTGGTCACCGTCTCGACTTGATTGTGACCGATCATCTCTAGATGGGTCGTCCCGGTCGCCTTTTGCAGTGCCTTCGTCTGATCCGTCGCCTTTGCCAGTGCATCTGCATAGTTCAGGGCATCAGCCGAGAGCGTCGTTCCAAGAACGTCCAGCTTAACGCTGGTTATGGTTTTCTGAACGGCATCGGCGAACTGCTGGGCTGCCGACTTCGCGCTGACGAGCTGGTACACCAAGAATCCGATACCCGCCGCTGCAATGGTTATCCATCCCCAGGGAAGGGAGGAAAGGCCCGTAATGCTCGATCCAAACATTCCCACTTCATCCGCTACGACATTGAATCCGAGCGATCCGATTCCCTTGGCGACCAGTCCGAATGCAGATCCGAGCATCGGGAGCGTCTTCGAGATAAGTACCGAAGCGCCTGTTCCGATAAGACCGGCATAGAGAAGGAATCCATGAGCCGCCAGGCCGATACCAAGCACCGCCTGGCCAATGCCAGAACCGGTGATCGATTCGATAAAATGGGTTGTGGCACCGGCCATGTTGAGGAGGACTTCGGCGTACCCCGGAACCTGCTTGAGGAAGTTACCTAGGATACCACCGATGTTGCCGATCAGATTGCCCCAGCCAGCGAGGTCGCTTGACGAGTTCCTCGTGAACTGGCTGAATCCGTTTCCGCTGTCCATGGCATAGGTGAACCGGGCACCTAGATCATCTAGTGCCTTCCCGGCCCCCTGGGCGATTCCCTGCAATGTACCGGCGTTGTGATTGACGATCTGGAGACCTTCACCCAAGAGGACGTACACCTGAGGCTTAGCCGCCTCGTTCATCCGGCTGAATGCTCCGGTGAGCGGGTAGACGCTCTGGTTGGTCATATCGATCACCTTGTCCATATTGACAAAGTGATTTTGGATCACATTCGTTGCATCGATGGCGCTCACGGCGAACGCACCGAGACCAACAGCCGCCGGGATTAGTGTCGCGCCAACTTCGATGATTCCATCAGTGAGCATGTGGAGACCGCTGGCCATAGCGATCCATTTTGGTAGACCAAGCGAGCTCAGTGCACCACCGAATAGCTGGAGCTTTCCACCAAGGCCGAACCAAAGGTTGTTTGCCGAAACCCACATCGGCTCGCCCTTGGATACGCTGTCATTCAGCTTACCCATAGCCACAGCAGCACTGATCGCACCCGAGGTGACCATGTTGCCGAGGATGTTGCCGAAAGCCAGCCCCTTACCGACCGCGAGCGAGAAGCCGGGGACCAGATAGTTGGTCAGGATGTCTGCGAGGCTAATGCCGTGCATGGCAAGCATGTCCATGATGTTACCAAAGCCGGACATGTACTTGTCAACCTCGCCGACCGTCCCGGCCATTCGAAGCATGCTCTGCATGAGAGGGCTGAACCCCTGGTCTGCATTACGCAGTGCAGATCCCAGCCGTATCGTCGACTGGGCCATGTGATCTTCTCCCTGAGCGATCGCATTGAATGCTCCGGCTGTCGGAACATTGCTCAGGTCGATCCCGGGGAGCCCCTTCAGGATGGTCTGTGTCGGACCTCCGGAGACGATGCTCTTTACATCGATCTGCGAAGGAATCCTCAGGACAGACATCGTCTCGCCCGCCTGCGTGAACTCCTTGACATCGATGTTCGCCGGGACCTTGAGGATCGGCATCGTCTTGCCGTACTGCGGTAGGTGCGACAAGTCGTAGATCAGGGGGATGCGCTCGGTACCGATCTGCCCGAGCTGCGGCATCCGAGAAAGGTCGAACTTGATTGGAATGTCATAGGCGACGTGGCCGAGCTTATCGAGCTGGCCTGCCAGGGTGGCCGGCGTTAGGTTGAAGTCGAGAACATCAGAGATGCCCGCCTGGTTGATGAGACGCTTGATTAGCTGAAGCTGCGTCATCAAACGACCAGGCTGGACATTGACGTCGGCGATGTCAGCGATGCCCAGAGACTGCATCTTGGACTTGATAGACATGAGAGAGGCGTTCAGAGCGGACATGTCGATGCCGCCCATCTTCATCCCGCTCATGGCCGCCTTGAGGGCTTCCACCTTGGCAAGCGCATCGCCGATATTGAACTGCATCTGACGATCCGCTGCCGCCGCGTCAGCCGCCGCCTTGAGCGCGGCCAGCCGTCCCATGACAGCGGAGAATGCAGGGCCTGCGAGATCAGTCGCCGTAATCCTGATCTCTACCTCGTTGGCCACTGTCCTCTTCCCTCCGTCCCATATCCACTACCCTGATCATCCGCATGAACGTCGCTGGCTGGTCGAGGATCCCGCCCGCTCGTGGAAGGATGCCGAACTTCTCGCAGAACCCGACTACGAATTCGGCTCTTTCCAGCTCGGGAGGCTTTCCGACAACTTCGCCAGATCGAGTGACTGCTCCTCCGAAGTCTTTCCATCGTCGGAGTTGGTCCTCCAACTTTTTGGGACTTGAATCATGGCAACCTGCCAAGCACTCATGAGCAGATTGCTGTGCCCATTCTCGATCGTGTTCCAGCCCTCGAGATTGTGCTCGACCGGGTGACCCGCCGGAATCTCCAAGTCCCACTCGACCAGATGGTCTATGAAGACCTGAGCGATCTCGTTGTTGATGTTAACTGCCTCCTGTGAGGTGACGCTCATGTCCCCCTTGGAAAGCATGTTGTGCCACTCGCCCACCGTGCACGGTCTCATCTTGACGGTAAGACCGTGCAACGGCGTCGACTCATCGAACACGAGCTTGAGGATGGTTGGTTCTGGTGTGAATGCCACTGTAGCCTCCGTTACAGTTACGAAGAGCGGCCAAGTGCAAGCAGCCAGTTGAAGCAGGTGTGCAAGCAATGGCCAGTCCATTGGTTAGTTGACAGTCCAGGTCGGGACGACACCGTCCGCGAGCGACCCGGGGACCTGCCAGGTCAGCTCGCCCGTGTTGGCGCGGGTGATCTGGTAGTCGGTGAGCCAGCAGTTGACCGGGAGCTTGGGGAAGGTCGATGTGGTACCGATCGGGTCGATCTCCACCGCTCGGATGACCGAAGTCGAGGTCACCGTGGAGAACACGGCGTGCGACAGGTTGGCCGCGGTGTTGAACACGCCGTTGAAGGTGACGGTGAAGTCGGCGAGCAGGAGGATTCGCTCGTTGGCGAACTTGTCAACGCCGGTCGTGTCCTGCGTGTTACGCGGTGTGGTGAACGAGTAGTTCGTCACGTCGTTGGTGATGGTCTGGGAGGCCGAGGCAGCGTCCGCTACCTTGATGACGCCGCCAAGACCACTGATCTTTGCCATTGACTACCCTCTCTTGACTTTCTCGGCAACGCCGATCTGGTGATTTGCGAACTCGTCGATCCAGTCTTCCGCCCGGTTGAATCGCCGGGTTGGCGTGCCACGCGGGTTTCCGCGCCAGTCGCCACCGCTAACTACGAACAGGGGCGGGCGTCCAATCGGTGCACGGTGTTCTCCTCGCTTCATGCACGGAGTACCGGGCGGGTAGTGGATCTTGATCTGGTACATAGCCGTCCGCTGGACGGTTCCGTGCCGATCCTTATCCTCCTTGATCAGGTAGTGAGCTTGCTTCAGGCCGAGATTGGTCGTGAGATCGATCGTCATGATGAAACCCTTGAGGAAGTCAATGCAGTCAACCTCCTCGCAATGTGCTCGGCGCCAATGAGTTTCCAGCGGCGCGGCCCATCGGTATGTCTTGTAGTACTGCGGGCCGCCCTCCGGCTCGAGCCGGTTGTGCACATTGTTCCATCCGGCCATTTAGAACACCACCCCTGCGATCGGGTTCCGCACGAGGACGACGGCGAACTGGGCGTAGGTGAAGGTGCCGGTCGTCACGACCTTGATGAACTGGTTGACGGTTGTTACATTGCTAACCGACTGCCGGAACGAGCCGATCGCTGCCTGGCTTCCGAAGTCCATCAGAGAGGTGTATGCGCCGCCAGAAGTCGTCGCATGAGTGATCGATACATCCACGCTGGTGCCGACCAGGGCGACAAGATGGAGGTATGCCTGCGCACCGAACGCCGTACCGCCCGTCGCACCGGTGTCAAAGAAGGCCCCGGTCGTTGCCGCTGTATCTGCCCGAAGACCGGGGGTTATCTGGATCCCCCACTCGGCGCCGAACTTGTCCGAGTCAACCTCGACCTGCATGGTGAGGGCACCGGTGTTGTCACGTGTGCCGTCGTAGTTCAGCTGGACGCCGTTAACGCAGGCGGCCGGGCTGCCGAGCGTCGTCCCACGGAACCAGGTGGCGATCGTATCGGTGCGCGGCAGGATCGAGAGGGCGTTGTGCTCGGTCAGGACACCCGCCCAGGCCCACGTTGGCGCGACGGTGTACGTGACGCTGATGTTGGATCCAGAAGGAACGACATACGTTCCGGCCGTTGTGCCGACCTGGACGCCGTTGACCTTAACGGAGGTCAGGGTGCCGGCGATGACCGTAACGAACACGGGCCAAGCGTTCGTGTTGGTCACCGGCGTTGTACTCGCCGGGAATCCAGGAGTGCTCGTTGTCCCTGTATTCTCGAAGAGTGTGGTGAACTGGATCGCTCCGCTGCGGAGGCCAGCCAGTCGAGCCTCGGCTAGCTGCTTGATCGTGGTCGCCTCAAGCAAGGAGGTCGGCCCGCTGATCTTGTCGATGGAGCATACGTCACCGCTGAGGTCGTAGCCCCCGATGTAGAAGTTGTCCCCAAGGCCTGATGACTTAGCCATAACGCCACCTGTGTGAATGCGTCGTTGATGATGATCGGGATCGTGAGGGTCATGATGCGATACATGCGCCGGTCGATCTCTACATAACCGGCCTGTGCGCTAAGCGTGACGCCATTCGCCCCGAGAAGATCGATCTCCCGAACGTTGGCGACGCCACCGAGATCAAAGTCGCCACTCAGGGCTCCCATGAGATCAGTGGTCGCCGCCATCACGTTCGGATCGATCATGTCGAACGGAACCTGGTTGAACGGAACGTAGATTCTCCCCTGGAAAATCACATTGAGCGAGGTCGCCGCCAGGCCGCTCAGTCGTGCCGGTCGGATGGCCTGCGCCCACAACGCGAAGGTGATGTTATGGCCAGGAGCCGACTTCGGCTCATGAGCATTAACTGAGTCGAACCGACCGAGCGTCAGGGCGAAGCTGACGATCCGGTCGATCACATCGTTGATCGCCTTGTCATTGAAGACAGCAGCCATCACCCGCTCCTAGTTCATGCCTGGAATTGCAAGACCGCTTCGCCGTGCGATCTGCTCGGTCTGACTTGGCCTTGCGATGTTACCCTCCATGTGCGGGACGCAGAACGGAACTGCAGTGACAGCGAAGGCCATCGAGCCAGGGCCGACCGCCATCTGCTGCCAGCTCGGAACCAGCGTGTCCGCGTCCCTGACCTTGAGCCAGGCACTCCCGTCCACGCGCGCTTCGTCATCGGGTGACAGCTCGAGGAATTCCTCGATGCACTTGATACATTTGAGATTAGCCATCGCTCTTTGCCTCCACATGAGCTTCGATGGGTAGTTCCGGCAACGGGGTTCCTCCGAAGGAAGCCATCGCCGCCGACATCGCGCCGTAGTCGGTCGCGAAGTTCGCGTAGATGCTATAGATCAGCGTGATGAAAATTCCCCACTGGAGCCAGACGCCAGGCGCAAAGAAGAACAGCGCCGCCACGAGCGGGAAGTTGATCAGCCAGTAGATAGCACCATATAGATGGACCTTGTACTGGGTCCTTGGGTTCGTCTCCAGGTCCTTGACGACGAACTTGAGCCAGCCGTGCCGGATTACCGGTCGGTGCGCCGCAGCGATCTCTACACGCAGCTTTCGTATCTCAGCAATCGAGTCGTCCGAGAGCCGTGTGATAACCTTGATCTCATTGTGCGCCATGACTCACCTCCAGTTTCTTCCCGAGCTCGCATCCCCAATAGGTTCCCACCTTGTCCGCCGTCAGGGTGGCCACAATGATGAGCGCGGCGAGAAGGTAATTCTTGTTCACGAAGATGGCATCGCCACCGCAGTACAGCCAGGCCATGCGGCATGCATCACCAGCCATATCCCAGTTCCCCGCCGCGTGGGAGCGTCCTTGTGCCTCTGCACGAACGAGCCACACACCCATGATATCCTGCGCGGCCATCGCCACGAACGAGATGATAGGAAGGAGGATGTAGCTAATCATTGAGTTCCACCAAGAATGGATAAAACATTCCGTTAGCCAGATCAGAGGTGTAGTTGAGTTCATGGCTAACCCTGGAGAATGCATGGTACCCGGGGAAGCGCGGAGGGAGCCCGCGCGCCGTCCGGCCCCCGGCGCCAAAGTACAGGTTGCCCGGGCCAATGCCCTCGATCCAGGGGCCGTAGATCATCGCCGGGTACCCGCCATCATTAACAATGACCGCGTTCTCTGTCTGCCGGTCCCAGTGGATCTGAGAGACAAGATACCCGGCATTCGAGGGAACCGGGTTGCTCGCCGGATCGCCGCCATTGCGCCCCATGTACATGTACTGGGTCGGGAGGAACTGCCGAATCCTCTGCACAGCGAGGTCTCCGTACCATTCCTCGATCGTGTGCTGGTAGTGATGGATGATAACTTCCCAGCTTCCATCAAAGACCGGGCCACTCGCCTCGATATCGATATCGATACCTACGCTGAATCCCATCAGACCACCCGCGTCCTGACCTGGCGAGCATACAGCTCACACACCTGGCCACGTAGGTCCATCAGGCCGGTTCCGGCCCAGGTCTCTCGCTGCTGCCCCTGGCTGCGCGTCGTCTGGCCGTACCAGGTTGCCTGCTGCTGATTGGCATAGCCCTGCGGCTCCTGGATGGTGCTCACGACCGCCTCAGCAATCGCCAGCTCGCCGACGAGCTCGGGGTACACATCCACACTCACGGGCGCACTGTTCAGGTGGGTCGCCGCGGTCGTCCCAAGGAACCCGCGCGTCACGGTCAGCTGGCGACGAGCAAAGATTACGGGCAGGCTATGTGTCGCAAGCACAGAGCCGGAGTAGGCGCGCTTGACGATCAGGTTGTTCCCGACGATGTGCTGGACGAGCATCCACTCGCTATCAAGAAGGATGACCTCCTGAGCGGAGAACTGCGTTCCATCCGGGACGGCGATCGTGACGTCCGAAGCCAGGTTCGTTGTCGCACCCGACAAAGGGCTGATCCCGGTCGAGACATAGGGGTTATCGGTAACCAGCATGCGCTCGTTATCGATGACCAGGGTGCTTCCGACATCGGTAATGCTATTCGGCGTCACGGTCGCTGTCGTCGACGTTGTCGAGTTGATCGCCCCGTTCAGCGTAGCGACAACCTGGGTGTTGATCCAGTAGCCGAAGTATCCCGTGATGCCGATGTCGAGCTGGGGCGTCGTGTTGTTACCGAAGCCGGCGCTCGAATCCCGACGAAGCTGGAATTCCTTGAACGGCGGGCCATCCTGCGGGTACAGGATGTACTGGCTCGGCTTGATCACGATCGGCGTGGAGAGGAAGGTGCCACTGACGACCTGGCCGCCCGGCGCAGTTGCCGGGTCGGCGGCTAGCTCGTACTGCTCGAGCCAGTGTCGCCACGGATATGCATACTGGTAGTTAGGCCAGTCGAACTTGTATGTGGCGAGTCTCGGGTAGAACTTACGTTGGCAGAGACGGTCAACCGCCCCCGACCCCATGGCGATCTTGCGATCGATGACGGAGTCCGAGTACGCTGACTGCTGGATGTCAAGTGCTCTTCTGACCTGCTCGCGTGTGGCGTAACAGGCTCTTGTAATAGCCATCCGTTGCCTTGCTTTCTTGCTGAGAACCCTCAGGGGGTAGGCTGGCCGTCTCTGCGGTTGTGAGTTAAGCGTAGCTTACGGGACGAGCGTCCCGCCGGCCGCCGGATCCTCCTCGCTAAAGCCGCTCGGTTCGCCCCCGGGAGGAGGCGGAGCGTCGGCTAGGGCGCGAGCGCGGGCGTCGGCTACGTAGCCGCGCGCCGCCGCGACGGCCGCCGCGTCTTCGCCGCGCGACTCTGCGACAGCGAGGAGCCTTTCAGACTCTGCCAGGTTGCCCCGGAAGTACTCCTCCCGAGCCAGCGCCATCGCTTCCTCACCGGAAAGTCCGGCGTATGGCTCGACGGCTGGCTCGGGCGCGGGAGCGTCGAGATCAGCCTCCAGGACCTGGCCCGGGGTAACTTCCCTCGGACTCGCTGAGTCCTCCGAAGAGTCCGATAGGCTCGGTTGGCTGGAGCCAGTCTCTTGGCCACTGCCATCCGTCGAATCGGCAGTAGAGGATGGATGCGAAGGAGCTGGGTCCTTGAAGGAGAGGTTCTCCGCAGTGTGGACAAGCGATTGGAGGTCGGTCATTCCAGAAGTGCCACTCCATTCGGGCTTGCTTCCGGATGTCAAGGAGCTGGTACCAGGAGATGGCTCTTCCCTCCTTTCCTCGGATGCGTTGCTCGGTCCGTTCAGGTTAATGCGCGGCATCGGACTCTCCCCAGTCCCCATCGTTGGTGTGTGGCTGCGGAGCCTCCCGGTCTTCCCCAGCGGCGACTGGGGAATCGGAGGCACCCGGTGTTGACGGCCCCGCAGCCACGTCTTCGGTTGGCCGTGGGGTAAAGCACTGGGGACAGAAATCGAGGGTGCCGGCAATCGCCTGGCAGCCGCAGTGCTCACAATCCCACATGCTCTTCCTCC